GCGTGAAATCACCAGCCGCATTATCTGTTAAGGATGCGGTGTTTAGGCTGTCATTTATGGTATTGCTGGAATACATTTGAGATTGTGACCACGCCTTCGCCAACCCCTGTTCCAGAGACATAGTAGCACTAGCACCAACAGTCACGGTGATGTCGTTGGCGGTGGTCTTGCCAGTGAGTGTATCTACTTTTATCTCACTCATGCTAAGTCTCCGTGTACAACAAAGTAATACGCATAATCATAATGTGATCTACTACTTCCTTCATAATATGCTATTTGTCTTATAGAACCGGTTGTCATACCAGTTTTAGAATTACTAACTCCGGTTCCATAATCGTGAAAGATACAGGCGGTTCTTGTAAAGACATCTGATAACCGCCCCGTATCATCTGCATTTACATAGTAAAGTGCAGCCGACATATTATTAGTAAACGACGTGGTGCCATCACCCGTACCATTATCGGTGAGGCTGCTGGAATTTATAGCACCACTAACATTCGCGGTTAGTTCTGCTGTTCCAGACATATTAACTGCCGCCATACACTTTGCAGTCTGTTGCTTGGTCAGCGTGACTGGACTGGTGCCATTTGCGGCACTGATTGTGTCTGCTCTTAACTCGCTCATGCTATCACCAATGTACCACCAGTAGAAACTGTGATAACCACCCCTGTTGCTAACGTCAACGGACCCGCACAAAGAGCATTGTCCGTACCAGCAATTGTAACGCTAGTATCAAGTTGCTTTTCGTGTACACGGAAGATGTCACCCTTGCCGTTTGTTGTGTCACCAACCGCGCCGTTTTCACCTTGGAAATAGCCAGCGCCAGCCGCGCCAGTGGCCTCAAGCCGAATAGCGCGTTCTGAAAACCCACGGTACACGACATATACGTTATTGGTGCCAGAAGACGGAGCGGCGTCAAAGGTCAGTGAGGTGCCGCTGGCTGTGTATGACTTGCCAACCCCCGGCTCCTGTTGGACGTTGTTTACAAAAACTTCTAGCTCTTCAGATACGTTCACGGCCCGGTTTAGTGTGAACGAAGTATTTGAACCATCGCCATTGAAATACTGGCTGGTTGGGGATGCTAGGGATTTTGCGGGTGCGCCGCCTACATAGCTCATCCTGCGATCTCCATCAGTGTAATGAAACTATCAAAGAAATTGCCATCCTGTGTCATAAATAGACTGCCGCTGTTGTACTGTTTACCCTGTGTTTTATAGGTCAGTTGAGAAGTCGAGGAAGGCGAATCTAGATAGTTAAATGACTGCGAAAGACGAGCACCGATGTTCGCATTGGGGTTAAAATACACCCCATACCCTGCTCTGTGTTCCCAAACATCCGTTGTGTTTCGTAAGAGTTTTAACGAACCGCCATATCGTTGCGCATAACAATGTTGATCTACTTTAATTAGTATTTTACTACTTGTTAACGTAGGTGTGATTGATGCCGATAAACCTGTGTCACCGTAAGATGTTGTGTGTTGTACTTGTGAACTCGCAATGCCTTGAACAACCTGCAACACAGACCCAGAAGGCATGCCGCTTGTACCAACAACACTAATAGGCATCAGGTAATCTCCAGAATTGACATTGTTACGTCCGCGCCGCTTGCCTGACTAGCCGTAACCTTCAGCACATCTGATGCGTTCATAACAATCTTTTGATCACCCCCAACTGCAACGAGCGAAGACCCAACAGGGACAATTGCGTCCTTTACGATATACACATTGTCGCCATCATTGTTTTCTAACTGAACATCCACAGTGATTGTAGATGTCAGGATGTTAGCCACGTTCAGGCCGATGATGGTTGTTTCTGTAGCGGCGGGGCAGGTGTAGATTGTAGCCGGACTCGTACCTACCGCTGTGTCTGTGACTGTCTTAAACGAGTTCGCCATGTCTTTATCCTAACGCAATTGCAAAAGCCAGCGCTTGCGGGTCTTGCTCTGTAAACCCTTGTACGCTTCCGCTAGCATCTAAAAAAACCATTTTTTCTGCTGGCAAGGTACAAAATATTGTACGGGTTCCTGAAGTCCAATTCACCGCAGCATCTGAATTACTGGACTGCAAGATAGTTGTACGAGCTAATGTCGTGCCAGAAGTCGTGTAGGTGCCAATACCTGTCTCAAAGTCCGTTCCATCGGTGCATGTATAGTAGGTAGTGTTGCCATCACCCACTTCACCAAATGTTTCAAAACCAGTTACCGCGCCAGCTAGTGTGTATGTGCCAGTGCCTGTGGTGGTTGTGGTTTCTTTTACACGATCTTTAAGGACCAGTGCCATTACTTCAACTCAATAGTTAAGTTACTTGCATTGATTCTAAAGATGTCTCCACTGGCTATCGTTTTGTTAGCGTCGAGTGCGCCAACGAACAAAATGTTTCCAGAGCTAGCCGCGTCTACAATAAAGGCATGTGTAATAGTGTTTGATGTACCCGTGGATGCAGGAAACTCAATGTTTGCCGCGTTTGTTACCGTTTGTTGGTCAGCAGAAGAAGAAGCCAAAGTCCAATTTGCTGCTGTGACTTGCTGTCTAGCGTAACTTCCAAAAGTAGCTTCTGTTAATGAGCCAGCTTCCGCGTCACTTACTGCCGTTGCTAGCCCAACATAAATACTGTCGCCCGGGGTCGAAAGACTTCCAGCGTTATTTTTGAAGAGAAAGCTAAGAAGCTTGTTCTCCAAGTAGGTGGTTGCTGCGTTTGATGTTGCCATCGTTCTTTACTCCTAGTTAAGTGCGTGGCCTATCAGGTAGACCTCTCCTGTAGGCATCGCTATTCTCTCTAGCTTCTGCCAAATCTTTTAGACGCTGTATTTCCTGTGCAAACCTTTGTTCGTACAGTTGCATCATGTCTGCTTCGCCCTTCATGTAAGTATACGCCTCGACAAGTGAGCCGTAAAGAAGGACGTTTGGAGCGTTAGTGCTCAGCCAGCTTGTGCCACTGTCAACTCCTGCCGTTAAGCTGGTTGGGCGATAGTAATAATGAAGTTCTGTTGTATAGGCTGCGTCTGGTGTGGGGCTAAGTATAAAATTGTTTACATCAAATACACCGTAGTATTTTGGTGTACCGTTAGCATTCGTATCTATCGCATACCGTTGAATAAAGTTCACATCCTTAAAATCTAAAAATGATTTGCTACCTGCTGTGGTTATCTGTAGAGAAAAAGGGGCAAGGTAATCACTAGGAACCGTCAAATATTCACTTCCAAGTGTTAGTGTGGCATTTGCGTTTTTGCGAAATAGTTCTAAGTCAACAAGTGTAAACACCCGGTCTTCTGCGCTGCGTATAAACACAGGCAGGTTCGTCACGAAAGTTGTTTCCGTGTTCTCTGCAAAATCCTGAATAGCTGTTTTTAGCTCTGCGTATGTAAAAGACATTTTATGTTCACTATACTATTGTTATGTTTCCAACCATGCCGCTATGAGTGGTGCATTGATATACCAAAGACGTATCACTAGGCTCATGCGGAACAATAAATTGAGTTAACCCCTGAGTGCTATTGAAATTATCTGTAACACCTGTTGTAAAAGCCGAGCCGCCAGAAGAAGTTCTTATCTGTAGCGGGTGACCGCTAACATACGAAGAGTTATCTATCAGGTAAGTGTGACCTTTGTAAAAGCTAAAATTGGGGTTGTTTCCAGCAGTAGCTCCCGGTCCAGAAAATTGATAAGCAGATCCTGTCGCCGCAGTCGTTGTGTATTTAGTCACTGGACCACTAGTTTCGTCGTTCAATTTAAGCCAGTTACCACCATGAGCAAAATAAAGACCACCCGTTGCATGAACATGAGCCACAGCCCCGTGATATGTGGATGCACTTGGTAAATCACTAAGAGCAGCGTAATAAAATACTATTTTATTGGCACCGGAACTAACGTCCAAAAGACCGTTTGCATCTATAATATCCGTTAGGACATTGGAACTATTACCTAACGCTGCATAAATCTCATCAAAGTTATCGTTTATTTTGTCCGCACCAACACGAAGACTGTCTCCAGTGCCGTCATTTGCCGTTGTTCCAATTCCTACTGCCTGCTTTGCCATTTAACCCTCGTCGAAAGTCTTATTTGTTGAGTCGAGTGTAACATTTGTTGCGTCAAAGGTCGATGCGGCTGTAGATGACGCTGTTCCGGGTGCAACAGTTATATTAAGTCCGCCCCCTCTTAAATTACCAACAGATGCTGTGCCAACCGCAGTTATGGTGTAAGAATTAGAGTCTACAACAGTAATTGAAAATCCTGCGGCCTTTTGTAGATTAGCAGAAGTAAATCCGTCAAATGCATTTACCTTACGAAAAATAACAACGTCCGATGTGCTGCGGTTATGAGAAGGCTCAAACACAGTTATAACTGAAGATCCAGCCGTTCCTGATTGAAAAGGATTGGGGGTTAGAAGAAGTCTTTGACCTTCTGTCTCAGTCCGTTGATCTGGTCTTGGCTGATACAAAGCTTGCGGGTCAGAACCCGGACGTATCGGCTCTAGCTGCGGGTGCTTTGGCTCGTACTCATCCGGGCCAACTTTAGCGCCATTCCACTCAGTGATCATTTCAGCCAGACGATACCGAAACCCGGATCTGTCTGAGTAACCCCAAGCTTTTTTACCTGAAGCATATCGCGCCATTAGTTAACCCTCAAGTATTGTATACTTGGCTGAATCTTGAGTGGCACACGATCTTCGTCTTCTGCCGCCGCACGTTGGAACTCTTCTTCGTACATGGACTTCAGCAACTGCACACGTTCTGGTGCCTTCTTTACAGATAAGTAGTACGCCAAGCCAGCTACCATACAAGGGTAGAACCGGAAAGGCAGATCATTTGTATTAACTAGCGTGTCGGCATCTTCAATACGAGACACATAGTAGTACACCAACGTGTCAGTGGAGTTTTCGGGTGTGGTCCACAATGTAATCTCTGGGATAATCTTGCGGTTGTAGTAATACTGGCTAGGACGGCCTTGTGTTGTCTTGTTAGGCAGTGCCAAGTATTCTGCGCGGGACATGCGGGTTAGCTCGTAGTCTACACCGCTGCGACGAATCACAACTTCTAGCAGGTCAGTGTATGTTGCGTTAAATGCGTAGGTAGCTGTGCCCTGAGTCAAAGCTTGTGTGCCTTGCTTCACTGTCCACAAGTTAAGACCACGGTTGGCCCAATCCGCAAACATTAAGTTAAGAGAGCGACGTGCTGTTTTAGCATCGTAGCCCGTGCGTAATTCAAGACCGCACCGCTCGTATGCTTCTTCGATAATCTCAGCTACGTCTAGCTCAAAGTTGTACGATCCTGAAGTTGCCATTTACTTCTTCCTGTGTGTGCCGCCGTAACCTTTTTTGACTACGCCTTTACCAATTAAAATGTCTTTTTGTGTAACCTTTCCGTCACCACTTAAATCAGGGAAGTTACCGCCGCCCATTTTAAAACGATTCCGCATAGGACCTTTGCTGTTACGAGTGGGCATAGACATAGCGCCGCCCATAGCTTTACGAGGAGAACAGTGTGACATTATTTCTTCCTTCTCTTTAGTGATTTAACACGACGTGGCTTGCCTGCTGGCTGACCTAAACTTTTCTTCTGTGATATTCTACTACGTTTTTCAGCGGCTGTCATTTCTCCCGAGGTTTTGGGAGTTTTAGAACTGACACGTTTGGAGGGGCGACAATATGGAGTACCCCGTTTTTCACCCTTGCGACGCCCACACGGCTTCCCCGTGCGTACATCTTTCCATTCTTCTTTGAACCACCGCTTGAGTGACGCCCCTTTTTTGGTCTTTCTTACTGCCATATTAATATCCTGCGGCCCACGCTACAGACACCATTAGAAACGCAAACAATGCTACAGCAACTAGAATAACACCCCCGATTATTAAAGTAGTCTTTATGGCTTCCTCTAGTTCTTGCTGCTTTAACCTTTGTTCTTTTCTAGCCTGCGCGGCCTGCTCCTTTGCTTCCTGTATCCGTCTGGCTCGTTCATCTACAATACTCTGCCAAGTCCCCGGTCCAAAGCGCATATCGACCAGTGTACGCATTTCGTTTATTTTTTCTTGCGCTAACCTAGCATCTATAACTTCTTGCGCGACCTTATTAATACCAAACTGATCACCTATTCCTGAACCTGATTTCTTCGCACGTTGTTCTTGTACCTGCTTCTCGCCAGTTAGTAGACTGTCTATCTGACCAGCTATCTGTCCTATATCCTGCGCTGTGGATATGTTTTCTTTGATAAATTTGACAGACTGCTGTACTAGAGCAATTCCGGTCAGCACTTCTGCCACTACCATTTTTATCTCCCTATCGTGGCGTCAGCTTTATGCCGCCACTATCAATATATGTTGGTTGTGCGGTACTTGTATGTTCCACCTTTGGCTTTTTTAGTTTTGTTCCCCCAGTTTGCTGCACCGACTTTACGACACTTGGCGATTGCCCCGCTTGCATACGCCGACGGGAAGACCTTATATCTGCGCTTAACTTTTTGGTAACATGCATCTTTAGCCATTCTTCCTTTTCCTTTTTGCTGCACAGTGTGCCTTTTCACTAAACCCGCGTGGACGTTTGCAGTTTACTTTTGTTTTACGTTTTTTACTCCACTTGCTTTTTTGTGGAGGCTTTGACACCTGCTGTCTCATTGACCCACGCGATATCGCCATCTCTGTTCTCCAAAAAATCATCCCACAAGACTGTTAACATCTTGTGATTTTCGCTAACTTTCTGATTTATTACAGCCGTATCTGTCTTTAGATCTACAATCGACATTGCAATCCAAGCCACAAAACCAAGTATAGCCGTAACGAATATGTTTAACATTTCCATCTCCGCCGGGCAGCGCAGATACGCTTTTTAGGCGTCTTGCTACAATTAATGTTGTGCATCTTCATCTGTCCTTTTGAACGACTACAGTATGAAGCGCGACGTTTAGCAGATGCTGACCCCTTCTTTACTTTACCAGTAACAGCGGTCTTTAACTTTGACCCGGGGTTGGCACGGCGGTACGCCGCCACACCAGCCTTGGTCATCCCCGCTCCAGATTTTGTGGAGCGGAAATTTTTCTTGTTACGACTTGGCATTTTGGCTGGCTTTCTAGCCATTAGCCAAAGAATCCAGTGAGCGAATCCACGTTGGTAAGCGTCACATGACACTCGTCATCGAAGATCATACCGTGATCGGGTATGGTGATTTGATTGTCATCCGATGTGTGAAACACCATAGACAGTTGAGTTGCACCGCCGCTGCCGTTTTTAAACACCACCGCAGGTGACCCGCTGGAAGCTGTCTTTACATAGAAAGCTTTTAAACGATTTCTACCACCCAGCACTGTTCCGGTAGCTGTAACTGTTTTTGCTGTAATAGAAGCAGCCATTACGCCCTCCTACTAGCTAAGTGCCGCGCCTATAGCGGTAACCCAAGCAGCGCCTGTGTTGATTACCAAACAATACTCGTTGTTACCAGAACCATTGTCGCTGATTACATAAACAGTCCCTTCGGGAACATCCGCGTTTGCTGGAAGGTTCGCAGTTGTAACAACCGGATAAATGAAGGCCGCGTCAGACTTGACGGGACCGGAGAAAGTAGAACGAGCCATTTAGATCTCCTGTCGTGGCTAGTGTCAGCCGCACCATGCGACTGTCAGGGATAAGTGATTATACATAAAAAAAGGGCGACTGAATAGCCGCCCTTCTACTTTATTATGCCTACAATTATGCGCCCGGTGAACCGAATACACAACGTGGGTCTGAGAAGCCGAAGCTGTAACGCTCACGGGCCTTGAACCGCATGTTACCAGT